TCGTCGCACTCGGTCAGATAGACGCGCCTCCCGCCAGACGGGGCTGGAGCGTAGTCCAGCACCTTGCCGGTGTGCGCTTGGCGGGCCTCCCGATGCATCCTGCCGCATTCGCGCAACAGCGCGCCGAGGCCGTCGGCGACGGTCTGGTAGTAGCCAGGGCGCGGCCGGCCGATGCCAAGGTCGCGCTCCGTCCACATCGGGAGCCGCTGCGCGGGCGGCGGCGTCACCGGCCCTACGGTGTCCCAGCCGTCCAGCCACGGGGGGCCGTCCTGCTCCCACGGGTTCGGGGAACCCTCGGGGCGGTAGACGCCGATCTTCTTGTCAGTCATTGGACACCTCCGCCGCCTTCGTCTGCGTGCGAGCCTCGACGGCGCTGGTGTTGCGGTCGAGCGCGACGACGACGGCGGCGCCAGCGAACGCGACGGTCGCGATCAGGAACCAGACCGCGGCGTAAATCTCGTGGAAGGAGGTCTGGGCCACCCGCTGCACGGTGGAGCCCATGTCGGCTGCCATGTAGGTGACGAAGGCGAGCACCAGGACGGTGAAAGCGTTGACTACGTGCTTGGCCATGATGGCTCTCCGGTCTTGTGGTCTACTTGGGCAGGGGCGCCGCGATCACGAGAACTCCCCTTTCACGATGTCGTAGGTCTGGCCCGCCACAGCCCGTTCCCTCCGGCTGTCGCGACCCGCCCTCCAAAGCCCGACGGCAGGGTCCCACCGGGAGTCAGAGCCCATGTCGCTCGTGCTGCCGCCGTCTCTCCTGGCGCGGCCGGTGACCAGCTTGATCATGTCGTCGAGGCTGATCTCGTCGCCGTACTCGTCGCGGATCGTAACCCCTGGGGCCGAAAGCAGGGCCTGCCACGTCGGCCAGTCCACCGGGCGCCCCAGCCCTGCGTAGTCGTTGTGCTCCGGCGGCCAGTCGTGGCCCGCCACCTCGTGGAGGGCGAACACCCAGCCGGCCGACGACTTGCCGATGTGGTAGCGGTCCTCCGGCCCGCGCCCACAGTGCGGGCACCGTGGGCCGAGCTCGGCGTAGTAGTTGGTCCCCATCTGAAGCTCACCTCGCCCTTCGAAGGGACTCCACGGCTTCCTGGCCCACAGCGAGGGCTTCTTCCGCCATACGGTCGAAGTCCTCCTCGGAGGGCGCGCGCCCCGCACGTTGATGATCGCGCACCTGCAGTGCGAAGTACGCCGCGAACACCGCCCTCGCAACTGCGTCGTCCGACTCGCCGGAGCCCCCCTGAGCCCCGTCACGTGAGGGGGCCCCATGGGCCGCCTCCGGGCCTTCGACCACCCGGCCGAGCGACGCGAGCTCGACGAAGCGAGTGCCCCCGATGCGGAGCCCGGAGAGCTTCCCGGTGTTCAGCCACCGGTAGATCGTGGGCCGGCTCTTGCCAAGCCGACTCGCAGCGTCGGAAGCAGTCACGTAGCCCGTCAGGATGTCTCGATCAACGATCACTGTCCGCCCTCCCACTACGTCTTGACGAACTCGAGCAGGACACGTCGCCTCCCATCTCCAGGCCGTGGTCGATGAACATCCGCCGCACGGCGGCGTGGCACTCCGCCTTGGCCGAGTCCCGATCCGGGCAGCCACTGCCGTTCTCCCCCTCGGACTCGGCGGGCTCGAGCACGCTCCAGCGCCACCGCTTCCTGCCCAGCAAGGCATCAGGGCGTACATCGCCAAACGTCCGGCCCTCCCAGCACAGGTGGGACCCGTGTTCGTGGTCCTTCCACTCCAGCTCGGAGAAGACCGCGCTGAGCCGGATGTCGTGCTCGACATCGGCGATGCGGTCCTCCAGCAGGCCGACCAGATCGCGCGCAGCGCCGATCGTCATGGAGATGGTGTAGGGGCCCACGACCACCTCGATCGTCGCGTCTGCCGCTGAGACGTCGCTCACTTACGCCCTCCCGCGCCGGCAGACCAGCGGTTCAGGAAGTTCACCGCCGTGACGGCGGCAGACGGGCCGTGGCCCGGCAGGATGGACTCGAGCTCGAGCTCCAGGAACCCGGCTCCTGCCAGGAGCCTCCAGCGGCGTTGCCCGTCGCTCGCGGTGGCGGCCCCCTCCCAGATCCATCGGGAGGGGTTCCGGACCACGTAGTCCTGACGCCCAAGGACGGACAGCACGTGCTGACGCAGCGTCGTGCCGGACGGCGCCTCGCCGAGAACGGCGTGGCATCGCCTCACGATCGCCGGGTCATGGAGGAGGTGCCTCCATGAGTGAGAAGTCCATGCCAGCAGCTTGGTCTCGGCGGGAGTCCTCATCCGCGCGCTCTCCGGTCCGTCGTGAGTGATAGGTCGCACCGTTCATACGTCAGACGGCACGAGAGGTGCCGATGACCCTTCGAGAGGGCCCCTCGCCAAAAGGCGAGTGATTGACGGCTGCGCATGCGTCAGGAACCCCTGGACGGTGGTCCGGACGGCGAGGTGCCTCATGGGCCGGGTCGCGGTTCGGGGACACACCTCCTCGAGAGCTGCCGGCAGGAGGGCCCTGATCCGATCCTCGAGCTCGGAAAGACCTGCCCAGAGGACCATCCGCCTACTGCAAGAGCCTCCGTCGGGCGCCGTGACCGTCAGAGTCGCGCCCCACGGGAGCCCAGTCATGCAGTTCGTGCGGTCCACTGGCACTACGGCAACAGTCGCAGTGACCTGGTCGTTGAGACAGGGCAACCGGCAGGACCAACTGACCTCGATGCGGCCTGACTTTGCATCGAACGACCTCGACAGGTCGACCGGAGCTCGCGGAAAGCCAAGGATCTCGGCCTGCGTCACCATGCAGGCTCTACTCATTGTCGCCCTCCCTCGTCATCACTGCCAGGACCGTCAGGCGGACGTAGTCGTGGCCGTTCATCGCGACCACCTGCCCCTCGGCGTCGAGGAGGCGTGGCGCGTGGTCCACCGTCAAGATCGCCAAGCGGGTCTGGTCTTCCACGTCGATGAAGTCGAAGCGTGTCATGGCGGACTCCTCGCCAGGGAGCTCCTCGAGGTCGCCCTGCACGATCACGACCTCGTGAGGCTCCGCTCTGATCCGGTGGAGAGCATGGGGTACGGCTCCCCGCAGCAGCTTCACCGCTTGGACGGCGCTCGGCCTGGAGCCGTAGTCGTGGTGGACCGTGATCTTCACGCACGTGCTGGCCGGCGGCTTGTCGTGGATCCAATCGCACGCGTCCAGCCGATCCTCCGGCCGGTGTCCGCGCCAGCGGCGCCACAGGGTCTTGAGCGTCATGCGAGACCTCCCCTCAGCCAGTCGAGGTCGAGGGTCCACTCCATTGTGGACCTTCGTGCGTGCAGAGCAAACGCCGACTCGACGGCGCGCTCGGCGGTATCCAGGTCGATCCGGTTGACCGTCACGAAGTGGGCGAAGGCGCGATGGAACGCCTTCTGCCCTCGCGTCAGCTCGAGACCGATGTGCTTGACCCGGTGACAGGGCGGGCACAGCGAGACCAGGCCAGCGAGCCGCTGCACGCCGGCAGCGTCGTCGTACTCCCAGACCTCGTGGCACTCGACCGGGTGGGCCGGGCCCCGTCCACCACAGACCTCGCAGACCCAACCGGCCGCCCGGGCCTGCGCTGCGGCGAGACGGCGCCACACGGGCGGCGGGAGCAGGAGCCGCAGGTTGTTCCCCCAGGAGCTCGACGGGACGAGCTCGATGGCGAGGGGCAATGTCGGCTGCCCCCAGGGCGGGGCGACCTCGGGGAGGGTTTCGTTGTCTGTCATCGCGACCTCTCGCGGGCGCTCCAACGTGGCGCGGATTCGCCACGGTCGCCCCCTATACGTGACGGATCGGGCGGGTTGCGGGAGAGGCGGAACCGGAGCGTCACGGCGGACGGCAAGGCGCAGATGCTCACTCGGAGCGTCGCTCTCGGGGGGATCGGGGCACACTGACGATCGTCTGACGTACATCGTTGGGCATGTCCAACTCGCCACCACGATCGACGCTCCCGCCGGAAGAGGCTGGACCGGGTTCAAGACCCAGCGCCCGGACTCCGGGTCGCAATTCTGGGATCGCGCCGCGTATCATGCGGCCAAGCAGCAACGATCTCGTGGGGGTAGTGGTGGCGATCGACTTCGACCGCGAGGCCTTCCGGCACATCAACCTTGGGTCCCGCGAGGAACGGAGACGCACTGCCCAGATCCTCGGACCCGGCCCGCCCCCCGCCTCGACAGCGTCATCGGCGCTCCCAGCGACGAGGGGAGACTGCCCCGAGTTCAGACCTTGCCCGCACGTCTCCTGCCGGCACCACTACGGCGTGGACGCAGGCGTGATCGGGAACTCGTTTGCGGTCAGGGTGGCCGTCGGGTTCTTCCTCGTCATGGACAACTGCGCGTTGGACTTCGTCGAAGATCACCCGGACGGGGCGACACTCGAGGAAGTCGGCGCCGCCCTTCTGCTCACGCGTGAGCGAGTCCGACAGATCGAGGAGTCCGCCCTCCAGAAGGTTCGGAGCACCAAGGCGGGCCGCGAGTTCCTCGACGCCATGGGAGACGCGGATGTCTGACGACCATGGCGATCTCGTGTTCGCACTTGAGCGGCTCTCGCCGAAGCCCGGGGAGATCCTTGTCTACTACCAGGAGGGCCCCGTGACCGAGGAGGCGGCTGCTGCGCTGTCGGAAGTGGTCGATGAGCATCTCCGACAGCAGACCGCGCCGGGGGGCCTTGACGTCCTGTTCTTCGTCATGGACAGCACGACGTCACGGCTCGCCACCTACGAGCTCAGAAGCAGCGCCCTCACGGCCGCGATCCTGAGCGCGGCCGTCCGGGGGGAGCTGCAGAACTGCAACGACCCCAACACCGTCGCCCGCCTGACGCGGGCACTTCTTCTCTCGGGCCACTACGGCTACGAACCCAGCGAGGTACCATGAGCATCCCAACTGCACTCCGCAAGTTCGGCGACACAAAGCGCCGAGCCGAGCCCAGGCCGGCCCACAAGCCCAAGCCCGAGCCCACCGATGGCCCTTCGGGCGTGAAGGCACGGCGCCCGAAGGGCCGGATCATCCGACGGGGCTGGGATCTCAACCCCTGGGAGGCCGTCATCCTGGACGACGTTCACGGCGGAGGTCGAGGACGGCTCTGGTCGGTCCGCGACCTCGCCGAGCGGCTCGCACCCGTCGTCGAGGAGGCCGGTGGCCCGACCGATGTCGTCAGGGTCGTCCGCAACAGCTTGCGGGTGCTCGTCAAGGAGGGCTGGCTCATGAGGGCCAGACACCGTGGGATCTACCGCCAGGGGCCGACCCTCGTGGCGTATGCCGAGCTGTGCACTGCCTCCGTCGCCGCCCTCGGGAGCCTTCTCGTGACTGCGATGGAGATCCGCGAGGACGCCACGGAGGTGGTCTACGAGGGCCTTCTCTCCGGCGTGATGCCCAAGGCTGAGTACGCGTTGACCCTGTCTGGCCGGACGCTGCCGTCGCCGCGCGCACTGCGGCTCATCGCGAGGTACCTCAAGGTTGAACCCTCGCACCTTCTGGCACTGGTCGCGACACCGTGATCGGGCGACTCGTGAAGGCGTGGCGAGCGACGCGGGTCCAGGAGGCGACATGGCTCGTCCTCCACTCCGTCGGCGACAACCGGAAGATCCAGATCCGCACCCGCAGCGTAGCCGCCGTGATCCAGCAGTCCGAGTCGCCGCCTCGTGCGCTGGTGATGGTCGATGGAGTCGCGGTCGCGGTGGCCGAGAGCGCGGAGACCGTCACGGCCATGCTCGGAGGCACGACGACGGCCGCACCCGAGCCGCCCGCTCGCCCGCCGAGGACGGGCACGCGCCCTGTCGACCCCACACGCGAGAGGTTCGACGCGGAGACGCAAGACGCGATCGACAGGATGCTGGACAGGATGCTGAGGTCCAACATCGCATCCAACGAGGACGTCAACTGACCAGCCCCCATCAGGGGAGGAGGAGACCATGCCGAATACGACAGAGCGTGCGGCGCTCGACTGGGCCGGGCTGGCCCATGACGCACCGCGTGAGACCATCATCGACTGGCTGATCCGGAATGACCGGAACGGCTGCTACAGCGATGAGGATCTTGAGGCGGAGGGGTGGGGGCCGTTGACCCGATCCGAAGCCCTGGAGAACCTCGTGGCGACCATGGAGGAGAACACATGAGCAGTGCCGAAGTGCTGGGGGCAGTCCTGGAGGGCATCTGCGGCCACGTGACGCCGATCCGGGTGATCAAGGGGGGCCAGGAGTTCGAGGTGGGTGGGCCCGAAGCGTGGGGGCGAGCGGCTCGGGTCCGGGTCAACCGCGCCCTCCGATCGGTCGGGGCAGTGGCCCCGCACGTCAAGCTCGAGCCGGACACGCAGGTCCATGCGTGGGGCAGTTCCCTCGACCTCGCGATCGCCGTGGCGGCAGCGTCCTGTCGTGGTCTGGTCCTCGGCGACATCCGCAGGACGGCGTTCGTCGGGGAGCTGTCCATGGACGGCAAGATCCTCCCGACGCCCGGCACCTTGAGCATGGCGGTCGCCGTGGCCGACGCGGGGTGCGAGCGCCTGTACGTTGCCACCGGCGTCGCTGCTGGTGTTGCCGGCGTCGGTGTTGAGGCGGCCCTTGAGTCACGTCTCACCGTGATCCCCGTGAGCAGCTTCGGGGACCTCCTCGAGGCGATCAACGGGGCACCGACCGTCCTGGCGCATCCCGCAGAGTCCCCGACCGTCCCGGCGTTCGCTCCGTCCTTCCTGGGGGACCCCGTTGCTCTCCGCGCTGTGGAGGTGGCGGCAGTTGGCGGACACGGGATTCTGCTCATCGGGCCCCACGGAGTCGGAAAGACGGTTCTCGGTCGAATCCTTCGCGACCTCCTGCCGCCCCCCTTTCCCGACGAGGCCCTCGAGATCACGATGATCCACAGCGCATGCGGCCTACTCCTCGACAGACCGGGGCTCGTCGCCCACCGCCCATTCAGGGCTCCGCACCACACCTGCTCCACGGCCGCGCTTGTGGGCGGCGGGACGCCTCTTCGGCCCGGGGAGGTGACTCTCGCCCACAACGGCGTCCTGCTCCTCGATGAGGTGACGGAGTTCACGTCCGCCTCCTTGGAAGCCGTCGCGGCTGCCCTCGCTGACGGCGAGGTGGTCCACTCCCGGCATGACCGTCGCGTGGTCTTCCCGTCCTCCGCTCAGCTCGTCGCCACTGCGACTGCGTGCCCGTGCGGGCGGCTCGGCTCGGTCGACCTGGGCAAGACGTGCATGTGCAGCCGCGACTCCATCGCCCGGCATCAGGCGCGCATCGATCGGCTTCGCGAGTTCCTCCCGATCACGGCGCACGTCCGGGCGAGCACGCACTCCAACACGGAGTACAGCATCTCCGCCGGCAGAGATCGTGTGGCCAGTGCTCGAGCGATCCGAGCGGAGCGGATCGGCAGCGACGGGTGGTACGTCTCGACGGCCGATCCGGACTGGGTTGGTGACGAGCGGGCACATCGCATCGCGAGGACGATCGCGGATCTTGAGGGGTCGGCGACGGTCACGGAGCGTCATCACGCAGAGGCCATTTCCATCCTCAACGGCCCCCACCGATAGGACGCCCGAACGGAGCGTTTCTTAGAGGGTTATCGTTGATATCATTGAGGAATTTCGACGGGACTTGCACGTCCGGGGCGTTTGTTGAAATCATTGAGGAATTTCGGCGGGACTTGCACGCGTTTTTTGCGAACCGTGCAAGTCACGTGGTCATTTCGTCAATGATTCCACGGGTCCGGGACTTGCATGCGCCGTTCTCAATAGTCCTACTACGTAGTAGGTTACGCCGACCCCCGTGCAAGTCGGGACCGGGCGGGGCAGGACCCGCCACGGCACCGACCCGGAGTCACCATGTCAAGCATCGTTCTCGCTCTCACCGTCCTCCTCTTCTCGGTCGCCACCAGCGACAACCCTCGACCCTGGTACCGGGTCGCAACGCCAGAGCTCCTCACGAGGGCTCTGGAGTGCAGCGTCTGCCGGCCGGATCCACGTGACCGGAGCAGAGGGGCCAACGACGAGTGTCGATCGAGGCATGAGGCGCGACTCCTCCCGATCGTGTCCGACTTGGCCTACCTCGGCGAGCGTGACCCGGCCCTTCCAGACGAGTACCGGATGGTGCTCGCGGTGGTCGCCTGCAACGAGGGCGGATACCGCGACCATGCGACGTGCGGGGCTGACCGCGACTGTGCCAGGTCCTGTGGGTGGGGCGCAGAGTGCCTTCTCCGGTGTGCGGTCGGCGACACCTGCGTGGACAGGTGCGGGCCGGATGACCTGGGATGCCTGACGGAGTGCGCTCGCCCGATCCCGCCTGGACGGGTGGCGAGGGTGTACCGCTGCAACGACCACGGCTCGTCGGCGGGGATGTTCCAGTTCAAGGTCGACGGGAACCTGGCGAAGGCGTTCCGCCGAGACACGGGGCGGGAGCTGGACTACCATGACCACGTCGAAGCCGGGGAGTTCTACTTGAAGCGCACGGCGCTAGGCGCCCTTCCCGGGGGGTACGTGGCCCGGGCATGCGGACGGGTGTCCGACCCGTGGAACGTCGCCCTGTACCGTCTAGGGCGGGGTCCTAGCGAGGCAGGATGCCGGGCGGGGAGCCGGTATGCCCGATGGGCGAAAAGCTGGTACGATTCGTGTCCGTCCTGCATGGGGACGGTGGACGTGAGGGCCGAGTGGCGACGGGCGATCGTCAGAGCGGTCCACGTCTTTGGGCTTCGGGGCGAGGTGGACGATGGCGAAGGCGGGGACGGTCGAAGTGAAGGTTGATGAGGCGCTTCGCGAGGAGGTCGCGAAGCTGCGGCTCCAGGTGGAGAGCCTGGAGGACATCCTGGAGCGGCTTGCCGATGAGCTGAACGTGGACGCGGCGATGCTTGTGATCCTGGAGCGTGGCGACACGAGCCGCGCGATGCTGATCACCCCGCGCCGCGACGGGGAGGACCCAGCGAGCACGTTCGCCCCGCTGATCCAGCTCGAGGTCGGTCGGCTTCACATGTCGGCGACGCGGGAGATCGCTGCCCGCGAGTTCATCCTGTCGGGGCTGGTCGACCTGGTTCGAGGCCCTGGCGCGATCCCGGATGCGGTTCTCGAAGCGATCGGGGCCGGGGACTACCCGGCGGCTGCCGCGGCCATCATGGAGACCCTCAGCGAGAGTGGCGGCTGATGCGATCCGACACGGAGCTCCTGGTCAAGATCAGGGCGCGGCTGGCCGCTGGCTACGAGCCGGATGCCATCGCCGAGGAGCTGAAGGTCACCCGCGACAAGGTCACCGAGGCCTCTGTCAGGATCCTCCAGCTCGAGGTCGACCGCTTCAACGGGTCGCCGGAGGAGAACTTCGGCCGGTACTCCGTCTTCATGTCAGAGCGGATCCGCGAGCTCCAGGAGCTCTCCGCCGAGCTCACCGAGAGCCGACAGGGCAACGCGCGAGTCGGGGCGATCAAGGCGCAGGCGGACCTGTACGACCGGATCGTGAACCGTGGGGAGGAGCTCGGGGTCATCGTGCGCCGCACGAAGGAGCGCGCCGAGCTCGTCGGGATGGGGAACGTGGAGATCGCGGCGATCGTCGAGCGTCGGCTCAGCGAGGTGCGATCCTTCCTCGTCGAGGAGACAGGGAAGGACCTCCTGGAGGTGACGTCGAAGGCCCCGATCGCGTACACGGAGCAACGAGGAGCTCCTCGCCGACCGGCGGGCGAGGGCTCGCCTGCGACTGGACACGCGGCGGAAGTTGCGGCAGCACGAGTGGAGATCAAGCGCAAGGCTGCGTCGTCATCCTTGCGGACTTCGGAGTAGTTGGGGTACAGATACGGCCTAGTCGGCGGGGACGCCGAACGGCCCGCCAACCAACTCCGGAGAACGCAAGATGGCCAGCATGCTTCGCCGCACCGGCTCGATCCTCGCCACTGGCTCGGCGATGACGATCGACAACGACGCCGTGGGCTTTCGCCCGACTCAGGTCACCGTGATCAACACCACGAGCCGCGACGGCTTCGAGTGGACCGACACGATGGCCGATGCCAGCGCCCTGAAGACCGTGGCGGCCGGCACCCGGACCTTCGCCACCACGAACGGGATCACGCCCACGGCGACCGGCTTCATCCTCGGAGCGGACTCGGACGTCAACGCCGCCGGCGAGACGCTCCACTTCGTTGCCCTCGGGTAGCCCGAGCGTCACGATCGTCAGCCGGCGCAGGCTCCACGAACAGCTCGATGACATCGAGGCCCTCTACGAGGCCACGATTCGCGAGCTCATCGTGGACCAGCGCCGCGTAGACGTCCTCGCGAGGGACGTCCTCGGCTACACCTTGAACTGGCATCACCTCCTGATGCTTCAGCACCAGTTCGAGCACAGTTGGGGGCTCGCCCTCGCGTGGCGTGGATCCGGCAAGACGCTGATGCGCACGGTCGTGAAGGCGATCCACCAGATCGTCCTGGACCCGAACCGCCGGATCATCTTCGGGAGTCGGTCGGCGAAGAACGCTCGCGACTCCCTTGCGGCTGTGAAGCAGCACCTCGAGCGGAACGAGAAGTTCAGGGCCATCTTCGGCGACTTCGTCGGCGACAACTGGAACCTGGACGAGATCACCGTGAAGGGGCGGCGGAGCATCCACCGCGAGGCCACGATCTCGGTGATCTCACCAGACACGGCCGTCGCGTCGCGGCACGCGAACGACCTCTTCGCGGACGACCTCTGGGACGAGGAGACGTCGAGGACGGCGCTCCAGCGGGACAAGCTGGAGAAGTTCTTCTGGAAGACGTGCATCCCTGTTCTTGAGCCGGACGACCACAACGTGTGGCTCACGAACACGAGGTACCACCCGAACGATCTCGGCTGGGCGCTTGGAGCCCCGCCGGCGCTGGGGTCCGAGAGGGAGGCGAAGGAGGGCCCCCTCAACGGGTCGGCCACCCTGATCATCCCGGCGATCTACCTCGACGAGGACGGCGAGGAGCGTTCCTCCTGGCCGGACAAGTTCTCGCTCGGGTACCTCAGGAAGCTGAGGTCGGGCTCACGGATCTCGTTCGAGTCGCAGTACCAGCAGAACGTCCGCCCGATGGCGGGGGGTGGGCTCATCAAGTACGACGAGATCAACAGGATCTCGCTCCACGAGGTCCCAGAGGGGCTTCCGAAGTACCTTGGCGTCGACCTGGCGATCGGGCAGAAGAAGCAGCACGACGAGTTCTGGGCGATCGTCGGCGCCTACGACAAGGCGACGGGGAACATCTACGCGATCGACAAGGTGAGTGGGCGCTTCAGCTTCAGCCGACAGCGCGAGATCATCCTCGAGCTGTGCGATCGCCACGACATTGTCCGTGGAGTGGTCGAAGCGGTGGGCTACCAGAGCGCCCTCATCGATCACGTGAAGGCGAAGGACGCGCTGGTGCCGATCGTCCCGTATGCGCCCACCGTCGACAAGTTCACCCGCCTCCAGAGGCGCACCCCCCTCTTCGAGAACGGACAGGTCTTCGTCGTGAACGGGATGGACGCGCTGATCGACCAGCTTGTGGCCTTCACCGGGGACAAGGGCCGCAAGGACGATGCGGTCGACGCGTGGGACTTGATGGTTCGCGCGATTCAGACGAAGAAGAAGAAGCCACGGCCCGAGCCGGGGTTGTTCTAGGCGCAGACGGGGTGAGTGATGTCCGAGGAGATCGTCCGCAAGTCGATTGAGAAGCTCGAGCGGCACACCGCGAGGCAGGTCCGTGCCGTGGTGTTCAAGGCGGCCGGCGAAGAGGAGATCAGCAGGCCGGGGCCTGGCATCGCGGTGACTCGCGCTATGTCTGATGACCCGTTCGAGAGCGTTTCGTCAGACCTCGTTGAGCCGCCATACGACCCGAACACCCTCGTGAAGCTGAGCGAGATTTCGATCACGCTCGCCGGGGCGATCGAGACGATGGAGGCGAACATCCCGGGCTTCGGCCACCGCCTCGTGTCCAGGCTCCCGGCGAACGCCTCGGAGGAGCTCAAGCAGGCGGCGACGCACGAGCGTCGGGCGATCGAGAACCGACTCCGGGCCTTCAGTCGAGAGATGAGCTTCACGAAGCTCAGGCGCATGAGGCGCCGCGACGAGGAGAAGACGGGGAACGCTTACCTGGAGTTCATCCGCAATCCGTCGACCAACGTGGTGGTCGCCTGCAAGTGGCTCAAGTCGCAGCAGATGCGGATCACGAAGCAGGATCCGGACTACACCGACCACATCATCTCGGTCCCGCAGATCAACGAAGACGGGACTGCCGGGTACATGAAGCTCCCGGCGTCCAGCAGGTTCCGCCGCTACGTCCAGGCAGTGCAGTCGTCCACGCTGGACAGCGCGAAGGCCGACAACCGGGTCCGGTACTTCAAGGAGTACGGCGACCCGAGGATCATCGACAACCTGACCGGACGGGTGGTCACCGAGGAACAGGCCGCGTCGTTCGAGGACACCGAGGAACCGATGCCGGAGTACCGGAAGGCGTCGGAGGTGTACCATTTCGGTACATCGGATCGCTCGGTCTACGGGATCCCTCGCTGGGTGAGCGCGATTATGAGCGTGATCGGGACGAGGTCGGGAGACACGACCAACATCCACACGATCCAGAACAACGGGATCCCGTCGCTGATGATGACCGTGAGCAACGGCAGGCTCACAGCCGGGACCATCAAGCGGATCACCGACTACGTCGACAACCACGTCAAGGGGAACGCGAACTTCTCCACCGTCCTCCTGGTCGAGGGCGAGAGCGAGTACGAGGGCGACGAGAGCAACCAGGTCAAGATCGACGTCCACCCGCTCGAAGGGAGCCAGATCCGGGACATGCTCTTCGGGGACTACATCAAGTCGAACGAGGAGAGGGTGCTCCAGTCCTTTCGGCTCCCGCCGATCTACCTCGGCCTCGCCGGCGGCTACAACAAGTCGACGGCCGAGCTCTCGCGACGTCTCGCCGACGAGCAGGTCTTCGCGCCGGAGCGTGACGAGGAGGACTGGTTCTTCAACAACGTCTTGTTCGCGGAGTGGGGCGTCGAGCACTGGATGTTCGTGACGAACACTCCGAACGTCACCGACAACAAGGACCTGATCCTGATGCTGACGGCGGCGGAGAGGACCGGCGGGGTGACCCCGAGGATCTCGAGGACGATCGTCGAAGAGGTGTTCCCGAAGCTCGGCGAAGACGTCAGGACCTTCAAGCCGCCCACCGAGGGAGGCATCGACCCCGACGTCCCGTACTCGATCCAGGTCGCAGAGCGGATCAAGAACCAAGCGCTCGGTGGCGAGATCAACCAGCAGGTCGCCCCGGTGATGCCACCGGCCAACCCGACGCTTGGGGTCCCAGAGATGAAGGTGGAGCAGATCGAGCAGGAGCTCGTGAAGCTGGCGGAGGCCATCGAGGATCTCGAGGCCCGGGTCGAGTAGAGGCACGCCGGCCTCCGGCGTGGTATTGAGCGGTGGTACGTCGAAGGCGAGGTGTGTGATGGGCAGGAGCAGGGTGGACGACGGCGGGATCGACTCGTACATGGGGTCGGCTCACTTCGTGCGGAAGAACATCTGGGGATCACCCGGCGGGAAGATGCGCCTCGCGAAGGTGATCCTGAAGCTGCTGACCCCGGCACACAGCGCCTACACGGAGGTGTTCGCCGGGAGCGCGGCCGTCTTCTTCCGCAAGGAGAAGGTCGCGACCGAGGTCCTGAACGACTTCAACGAGGAGATCGCTGCCGCCTACTCGGCGATTCAGACCCTCTCCGACGCCGACCTCGACGTCCTCGAGAAGATGCCCTGGACCGGCGACCGGAAGACGTTCAACACCCTGTACGCCGCAGACCCGAAGTCGCTGGGCAAGGTCGGTCGCCTCCACAGGTGGCTGTACATCACCCGGTTCTCCTTCGGGATCATGCCGCAGGCGGGCTTCAACCCGTCGAGCCAGGGGATGCAGACCCAGAGGACCGCGAAGGTCAGGAAGTACCGCGACCGGCTCGCCGGCGTCAGCGTCTACACGGGGGACTACGTCGGCCCGCTGATGAAGCACGATGGGGCCGACTCCCTCCACTTCCTGGACCCGCCGTACCCCGGCTACAACGCCAGGCTTCGCGAGAAGGACTTCGACGAGGACGGCTTCCTGGAGACCATCAAGGGGCTCAAGGGGCACTTCCTGATCACCTACGGGATCCGAGGCAGGTTCCCGGTGATGGTCAAGGACACCGCGTTCCACCGGAAGCGGATCTGCCCGAGGCGGTCGTTCGGGCAGACGGGGAACATGGGCGCCGGGGCCAAGCTCGGGACCCTCATCGTCACGAACTACGAGCAGACGACGAAGTCGATGGGGCTTCTCGAGGACTACGCCGACGTCGTGGTCTGCGACTGGACGAGCGATGACGACGCGATCTGCGAGATGGTGAACGACAGCGAGACCTACAGGAACGTCGACTGCCGGCCGCCAGCGGACATGGCCATGATCGCGAAGCTCGCCATCGCGAGCGACATCGGGAGGCTGCACGGTGACGGCCCCGTGCTGAGCCTCGCGAAGCGGATCGCCGAGCGGGAGCCGCTCGAGCACTGGGACATCCTCAAGCTGGCGAACTACTTCGCCTCGTCGGGTGCGCCGGAGATGACCCCGTCTGGGATCGGCCCGATGCTCCTCGGTGGCGGCGCCGGCAAGACCTGGGCAGGCGAGCGGGTCCAGAAGATGGTCGAGGTGGAGGGGAGCGTCGGGTCGAACCTGGTCGAGGTGGGTGGCGCGTCCTTCCTCAACGGCCCCCTGATGGTGGCCGAGGACGCAGTCGTGATGGGCCCTGGCGGGGAGCTCGTGCTGAGGTTCGCGGACGACATGGTCGAGGACGCCGTGTCGAGGTGCCTGCCGGTCCCGACGGAGGCGGTCGTGAACAAGACGGCGGTGGGGCACCACGCCTACGAGCACATCCCGCTCTACGACCTCGTCCTGGTCCCGAGCGGGGACTTCGGCGTCGTCCGTCGCCTGGAGAAGATGATCGGAGACTTCGACTACCGAGTCGGGGACTCCGGCACCGCCTCCATCCAGCTCTGGGAGCAGGGGGAGGTGGTCGTCACGAAGGTGATGATGCGCAAGATGGGCAAGAGGCCCGACGACCACTGGCAGGGCGGGACGCTGCTGAGCCCGCTCGCGAAGGACGGAGCGGACCGCCTCGATCAGATGATGGCGGACGGGTCTGGGATCGTGACGATGGTGAGCGAGGTCACGAAGGCTCTCGGGGCACCGGGGTCGGACGACAAGGTCCACCGGGGGAGCCTCAAGGTCCTCGAGCCGTTCGCGGCCGACCCGTCCGTGGTGATGAAGTCCACCGACGGGAAGGTGGTGAGCCAGCTCGACGTCGTGAAGTGGGTGGCGGGTGAGCAGGAGGAGGGGTTCAAGGAGTTCTTCTTCGACGGTGACAAGATGTCGGGCCGCTACGTCTTCATGCGGGTCCCGTCCGACCTCGAAGTCGTGAAGGCGGTGTGGTCGAGGAGCTACGTCGATGACCTCCCTGACAGCGCCTTCCTGTGGGTCGCCCCCGGAGGCAAGAAGTCCGGAGGCAAGACCACGCCGCGCGACCTTCGCTACTTCCCGTTCAGGGACGACGAGGGCGAGGTCGACGTCCCGCATCTCCGGAACGCCCTGGCCCGGATCCCGCAGGCCAAGCACGAGCTGCTGACGGCGGCGAAGGTGAAGGAGCTCACCGCCAAGGCCGAGAAGTACCTGGCTGCGGTGACCGCCAAGGGAGCCGACACCTGGGTGGTCGCGAAGTTCGCGGAGCACGAGCCCCACTTCGTGACGCCGAACCCTCTGGCCAAGCGGGCGACGACGGGCGGTCCGTCCTTCGAGGTCGTCAAGGCGCTCGAGGAGCAGCGCATCGTCCTCGGTCCTGTCCTGATCCCCGAGACGGTTGACCTGCAGGGAGACATCATCAGCAGTGAGGCCATCGAGAAGGCGGCCCACGACTGGCTTGCGGGGATCAACGTCACCAGCAAGACCGGGTTGATGCACAAGGACTTCGACCGGGCGTTCCTGGTGGTCGAGAGCTACGTCGCCCCGGTCGACTTCACGGTGGAGGGACGGAAGATCCTGAAGGGGACCTGGATGGCTGCCTTCAAGATCCTTGACGATGAGACTTGGGAAAGCGTAAAGAAAGGCGAGCTTCGCGGCTTCTCGATCGGCGGGACGGCGTCGGAGACCGAGAAGCTGGACGGGTGACCTACATGGCAAAGAGCACAGAGCCTGCAGCCAAGCGTCGACTCCTGGACATCTCGGTCAAGGAGCTCAGCATCGTTGACAACCCGGCGATCGCGGAGAAGTTCGTGATCGTCAAGAGCGCCGACGGCAGCTCGACCGACCACGGAGCGGAAATCACTATGGGCGACTTGATCAAGAAGGCTCGCGAGGAGAAGGGGCTGAGCGTTGCCGAGCTCGCCGAGCTCGTCGGGGCGGACGTGGCCTTCATCGAGTCCCTCGAGGCAGGAGCTGCGGACGAGCTCGCCGAGGACATGATGGAGAAGCTGGCGGCGGCCCTGGACATCGACAAGTCGGCGCTCGGGGTTCAGCCCGCCGCTGCCCCCGCTCCCGCCGCTGCCCCGGCGGTCCCCGTTGCGACCACGAAGGAGACCGACGGCGTGGTCGACCCCCCAGCCCCGGACGCCCCCGCCGCTGCCGGCGCCGGGAACCTGCACAAGGAGCTTCTCCGGGAGAAGCTGTCGACGATCGCCGCCGTGGCGAAGGAGCTCGGCGACGACGTCGACGGCATGGACCTCGAGAGCCTCAAGAAGAAGCTCTACGCGATGTCCGACGTCATCTGGAGCGTCCACGACACCGCCCAGATCGCGCTGCTCACGAAGCGTGCGGACGACGTCCTCAAGTCCGCGAAGGGACCGGAGGACATCGCAAAGGCCGTCGCGCTCATCGACGAGGCCATGGCGGTCGTGAAGGCCGACCTCACGGTCACCAAGTCGGCGCCGGACGCGGTCACTGCGGACCCCCGGTACATCGAGCTCCAGAAGAAGGTCGAGATCCTCGAGCAGGCGGGGAGCTCCAAGGCCCTTCACGGGGAGACCCCCCTGAGCAAGAAGGTCGAGCCTGCCTCGTGGTCCTTCCTCGAGGGGGACTTCAGCAGCTAGTCGTTGCTGGGTTCGGCAGAAACAATGAGGCGGCCTGTCCGCCAAGACCAATTGGAAGGTAAGCGGACATGAAGAAGACCATGACCAACGAGGAGCTCCTGGAGAAGGCGGTCATCGAGGCGGACGCCCTGGCGTCGGCCGGCGAGATCCCCGTTCAGGAGGCCAACAAGTTCCTCGACTACGTGATCGACGAGACCGCGCTCAAGGGCAACGCGCGCATCGTCAAGATCGCCAAGGGCGACAAGTGGCGGGTCAACAAGATCGGCGTCGGCGCGCGCAACGCTGTCCCCGCCGTGGCCGGCCAGGATCCCGGGGTGCGTCGCGGCGTGACGACCTCGGCGGTCGACCTCCAGACGGCGGAGGTGATGCTCCCGTTCGACATCGGCGACGGCTTCGTCGAGCGGAACGTGGAGCAGACCTCGGCCCGCGACCACGTCGTGCGGCTGATGGCGACCTCCCTGTCGAACGACCTCGAGGAGCTCTGGGTCAACGGCGACCTCCTGGGCCCCGCGCGGATCCAGGACGACCTGTTCCCGGGAGGCGACGCGGTCAACTACGTCGCTGACGGCTACATCGGCCTCTTCGACGGCCTCCTGCGTCTCGCGGACTCGGGCCAGGTGGTCGACGCGCAGGGCGCGAACATGGGCGTCTCGCTCATGCGGCAGGCCATCACCGCTCTCCCGACGAAGTACCGCCGCAACCGGCGCGACCTCCGGTTCATGGCCCCGAGCGACATCTTCGAGCTCTGGCGGGAGCGCGTGGCCAGCCGTGGCACTGCTGCCGGTGACCTGGCGATGGGTGGCGGGTCCGTGCCGAAGCCGTTCGGGCTGGAGGGGGTCGACCTCGCCCTGCTGCCCTTCCGGCCCCGCGTCGTCGAGCACGTCGTCCTGAACTCGACGACCGCGACCTCGCTGCGCTACGCCCCGCTGCAGAACGCCGTCGTGACCCCGTCGACCCTCGCGGGGACCCCGACGGCCGAGTACAGCTCCAGCACCGACTACGTGCTGGACGCGACGCTCGGGACCCTGGCGCGGACCGGCGGCTCGACCATCGGCGACGGCGACACCGTCAAGGTGACCTACGAGTCGAACCCGCAGATCATCGTGACCCACAAGAGCAACATCATCCTCGCGGTGTCTCGCGACATCCGGATCGAGCGCGACCGGAACATCCACCGGCGTGTCAGCGAGTACGTCATCTCGACGAAGGTCGGGATCGCGCTCGAGGACGTCAACTCGGTGGTCAAGATCAAGAACGTCGGCACGGGCGTCTAATCGCCCTGGCGGGGGTGACCCCGGCTCGTGGGAGAACAAGCAGATGACAGTCGCAAAACTTGCCAGGACCGAGTTCTACGGGACTCATCTCGCAGACCCTCACAGCAAGTCCTTCACGGACAAGGTTGACGAGGTGATCGACGAGCTGAACCTCCAGGAGCTCGCGGTCCACGAGTCCGGGGCCCTCCCCGTCGCCATCATCAACCTCGGGACGAACCCGACTCACCAGGACGACCTGACGATCGGGGGGGACGTCTACGAGTTCATCGACACCGGGACGGGGACGGTGGTCGCCTCCGACACCAACGTGGCTGTCGAGATCGGGGGTGACGCCGCGACCACGCTGGCGAGTCTGGTCGCCGCGATCAACGGGACTGCCGGTGCTCACGCGACGGTCACGAAGGCCGACACCGTGACTCCGGCGGTGAACATCGGGGCCGAGGCGGTCTTCGCCTCTGCGCCCGGCGGTGGGCTCCTCACCCTCATCCCGTCTGGGGCGGCGGGCGTCAACCCGTCGTCGGATCCAGACACGTACTTCCCGGCGGACCCGCTCGCCAGCCTGGCGTTGTCCGACAACCTGACGGCGGCGGTGGCCTGGACCCTCGCCAACTTCAACGTGGGGGCGGGGACGACCAGGGGCAAGAAGAAGGTCACCCGCTTCACGGCCACCGTGACCACGGCGATGATCACGGCAGGCCGCTTCGACGTCGGGCTGGCCTTCACGCCGACCGGCGCCACCGTGGAGGCGACCGACTCGGCCGGGGTCCCGAGAGTGCTGGGGGGGGATTCCTTCACCCTCGGCACGAACACGATCGGGTTCACCCTGAACGGCGGCGGCCCCGATCTCGTGGACACCGACGTGCTGTACGTCACCTGCTGGGAGTAGCAGTAGGTCCGGACATGGGCTAGTGTGAGGTCGGCGGCGACTCTGGCGAGGCACGCCGGCCGAGAACAACTGGAGGACGATGTGGCGTACTGGAAAGTGACCCTCAAGAACAACAGCAGGACCCCGGCTTCCGTCACGGTTCCGAGGATCGGGCAGACCTTCGTGAAGGGCCGGGTACTGATGACCGGGGACCGCGCTGTCGTCGCCTACGCGAGGTCGCAGCCAGACCTGTTCGGGGTCCAGGAGGTGGCCTCCCCGAAGCCCGTTCCCGCCCCGAAGCCCGTTCCCGCCCCGAAGCCGGCTCCACCGGCAGACTCCGCCGACGCGGAGGGCCTCGAGGCGCACAAGGAGTGGATGGACCTCACGGTGTCGGCCCCGGCGACGGGGCCGAAGAACGCTTCCCTGGTCGACTTCGCGGGGAAGCACGGCATCGACCTCGGCGACGCGGCGAAGAAGAGTGAGATGATCGAGGCCATCGAGCGAGCGCTCGACGCCAGGTAACAGGGGGCGCGGATGGCGGCGGCGGACAACACACTGAGCCCGGGACTGTGGTCCCAGCACCGCCTCGTCACCGGCGCACCTGTCGCGGCGGACGCAAGCGTCGCTGCTGCCTTCCCGGCCCTGGCGACGGCCCGTGGGTTCGTCAGCACGATGGGCTACGCCACGCTCAAGGCGGCGGTGGTCCTCGCAGGCGGGACTGCCCCGACGGCCAAGATCAGGCCGGTCGGGGTGGACGGGAGCAGCTACGTGTGGCTGGCGGCGGAGTCATCCTCGCTCTTGACGAACGAGTCGACCGGGATGATCGACGTCTTCGGCCAGCTCGTCGGGTTCGTGATCACTGACGTGACCGGGAGCCCGACCTCGGTCGAGATCCGGGTCACGGGCGGGCGCCAGACGACAGGCGCCCAGTAGGGGGCGTATGCCGACCACGCTCCCGATCAACCGCCAGCACAAGTACCCCGAGCTCGCCCTCTACACCCACCTCGAGGGGAAGCTGACGAACGCCTACGTGGTCAGGTACCAGGTGTACGACGACAGCGCAGGCTACCCGGGGACGCTTCTGCTCCCGACGTCTGGGAGCACGACCGTCACGACAGGCGCTGGGAACTTCGACACGGGGTGCTACGGGGTCTACGACCCGCTCACGGGCCTCCCGTGGGTCCCACTGGCCGCCATGACCCGGGGACGGGTGGTCTGGTCGTACCGCTGGGCAGCCGGGGGCGAGCTGTTCACCGTGGAGCGGGCGTTCGAGGTCGTGGAGGCCTCCGTGACGCAGGTCCCCGCTGACAATCTGTTCCTGATCCAGGACTTCAAGGACGCTTTGGGGGCGATCACGCCTCCGGCGAACGACCGGGACACCTTCCAGCTCATCAAGTTCTGGACAGAGCGGATCCAGCGGTACTGCCGCACCGACTTCTTCCTGCGGAAGGCCGTCAAGCGGTTCCGCTGGCGCCCGTCGACGAGCCTTCTCTTCGACGTCCCGCTGTTTGCGATGAAGTCGATGACGGAAGACGAGTCGGTGACGGCGATCGACAACGACGACCTCGTCGTGTGGACGGTCAGCGACGACCCGGGCAACACGAAGATCGAGATGCGGACCTCAGAGACACCGGGTTTCGGCCCCATTAGGATGGGGGTCGCCCGGGTTGATGGGGTGTGGGGCTACGTGGACCCGGAAACGCTGGGACCGCCCTATAGCCTACAGGATACGGCCGTCACGACGGTCGCGCGGGTCTATGCGTCGTCGACGGGAACCTTGGTGGACCCCGTCGGCATCATCAAGCGCGAGGAGACCGACGGGCACGAGATCGAGTACGCCGTCGTGAGCACCGAAGTCAGGTCCGGACTCCTCGCGCTCCTGAAGTCGATCGAGCTGCGCGACCAGTTGGACATGTACCGCGCACCCATTGGGATCGCGATGACAGGCGCGACCTGATGCCACTGCCGGCCACCGTGAACAGGGTCAGGCTGTTGAGCCCGGCGACGATGACGGTGGAGGCCATCGATCGCGCTGCTACGCTCCAGGACACGCGGTCACGCGAGCCCGTCGGAAACGTCGTGCGGACGACCTTCACGATCGAGGCACAGAGGACGAACGTCCACAGGCAGGTGCCGGTCTTCACCCAGTACGGAGTGGACGAGCAGGTGCGGGCCTGGTTCACGATCAGGAAGGAGGACGCAGACCGGATCGGGTACACCCCACGCCGTGGCGACAGGGTGGTGAAGTTCGGATCGCTGGTGACGGAGCTCTACATCGTGAACACAGAGCCGATCGCTCACTACGAGGGCGGGCACAACGCCTGGAGGCTCTACGCTTCGGACCGCCGGCCGGCAGCCAACCGGCCGAACAAGGGGTAGCAGTGGGCGCGCGCGTCGACATCAAGCTCACCGGGCAGTGGGCGGGGCTCGAGAAGACCCTCGGCACGGGTCGCATCGCAAAGCGCCTCCGGAGAGAGGTCGGGCGGGCCACGAAGAGGAACGGCGAGATCGCCGCGCGTGCGATTCGCAAGGCGGTGCGGTCTGCCACCGCTGAAGGGGCGGCGCCGCTGGCCGACCTCACCATCTCGATCAAGGGGAGCCGACGTCCGCTCATCGAGTCCTGGGGCCTCCACAACTCCATCACGAGCCGGCAGTTGTCGTGGGGGCACGGGATCGCCGGAGTGCTGCGGGGGGATGCGAGCGAGGAGCACGTCCGTCGAGCGGACGCCATGCACAGCACGACCATCATCAAGGTGACGGCCGCGATGCGGTGGATGTTCTTCGCGCTCCATCTCGTGTCGATCGGGGCGAGGGACCCAAGCCGGCTGACGGGCAGGGCTGCGGAGCTCTGGGCGAAGAGTGCTACGAAGGAGTTCTACCCGCTCGCTGCGACGACGACGTGGATCACGCTCCCGGCGCGACCCTTTGTGAAGTGGGGCACTGAGAACCCCGAGACCTACGCGAAGTCGCTGCACAACTGGAGGATCGCCATCGCGAGGACCTTCACGGTGAAGGGGCGGACGGTCGGGAAGTTCATGTACTGATGCCACTTCGCACGATCCACCGGCTGTACGAGTTCCCTCCCGAGGAGAGGAGCGTCCTGACCTTCTCCGACCCGACGAAGATCACCATCGCCAGTCGGAGTGGGGGGGTCGCGCTGCGCAAGGACTCCGCAGGCGACTACCCGGTCGAGGCTGGGATCACGGTGGCGACGGAGGCGTTCAACCCGCAGGCCCTTCGCCAGTGGACTGGCGTCATGCCGATCGTGACCCACGTGTCTGTGGACAACGTCCAGGTCACGACTGCGCAGTACAAGGCGAACGACGGGACCGACGACTACTACTGGGACGGCGGGGCCTGGGCGGTGGCCGGGGCAGGGGACTGGAACACCCTCGACGAGCTCGAGGCGAACTTCCCGACGTTCCCGGTGGCCTCGAAGACCCTGGTCCTGATCGTGAACCTCGCGACATCCGACAAGAGGTACACGCCGACCCTCCACACGATCACTGTCGGCTTCACGGCGAACGTGACTTCGTTCGTCGAGGAGTACGTGTACGACGCCCTGGTTGCCGCCTTGAAGGCGAACATCAGGCCGGCAGCCGACTGGTCGGTGCTCTGGGCGACGACGGGGACCGACTACGACTTCAGCGCCTACGAGTTCGACAACGGGATGGCGATCGACGAGATCATCGAAGCCTACGACGCCGACGGTGATCCGACCTACACGACCGACCTCTTCTCGGCCTACGACACCGGGACCAAGGTGCTGACCCTGAGCGGGTCCGTGAGCGCGGGGACGAGGGTGATGTTCCGCTTCATCCCGACGATCATCGTGGCGGCCTCGACCCACCAGGACTTCGACGAGCTGGCCCACCTCCCGGCGCTCGTCCTGCGGTCGTACACGGAGACCTTCGAGGGCGGGAGCCCGGCGAGGGAGAAGCTGATCAGCCACGCGACGGGCATCGGCAAGAGCACCCGATCGCCGAGGCGAGTGCGGTACGAGGTGCCGGTCGACATCTACGTAGACCGAGCAGTCCCGATCGCCCGGATCGCCGAGGCCCTGGAGGAGTTCGCGGTGACCTCGCCGATCTTGACGACGCCCGGCATCGGAGCGAAGGTCAGGATCGACATGCTGGAAGGCGCGAGCCTCTACGCGAGGCCAGACGAGGACGGCGTGCTTCGCGGCGTCACGAGGTTTGCGGTGTGCTCGTGCCAGAAGTGGTTCTTCGCCACCACTGACGAGCGTGGTATAAGCCTGGTGGTCGTGAATCCGGCCCCGGCCTAGACAGTATCAAGTCAGGAGAGCTCCCCATGGTAACGCGCAGCTACGGCGTCACAAACGCGGCCGGCGTCAACGTCTCTGAGGAGGCCGCCCAGGGGCCGATCCAGCCCGGGAACTTCGGCACGGCGGGCTTCGTCGGCGTCTTCGAGCGCGGGGCCCCAGGGTCCCTCCTCAAGATGCTTGGGCCCAAGTCCGTCAAGCGAAAGGTGGGCGGGCGCCTGACCGGGACCATGGCGCCGGATGCGGTGCAGGACTTCTGGGACCGCTCGTCCGGCGCGGGGATCGGGCTCGCGGTGCGGGTCACTGACGGGGCCGAGGAAGCGGCCGGCCTGAAGCTGTTCGGACGCGGCTATGGCGCGGGCTTCATCGCCCCGACGACGGAGAAGGACAACCAGAGCCAGGTCCGGATCCCCGTGCTCCAGCTCACGGCGAAGGATGGTGGGCGCTGGGCAGGCCGGCGACGCCGGATCTCGGGCGACATCACGATCTCGAGCGCCCTGACGGAGACGACCCTCGCCACGGGGGTCGCCATGGCGAAGAACGAGTGGGCCGGCGCGACGGTCCTCCTGCGGGGAGATCACACGACCTCCGCCGCGAAGGAGTACACGGTCCTCACCAACGACGTGGCTGGCGTCCTGACGGTGAAGTCGGACTCGACGATGAACACCGACGCGACGACCGGAGGCGTCCAGACGACGGTGGACTACGAGGTGATTCTCGACAACGACGTCCTCGCGTCCGGCCGTCGGAAGGGCCTCTCGGTGCGGGTCCTTGACGGGTCGAAGGACCCCGCGAACGAGTTCGGCCTCGACGTGTACCTCGACGGAGAGAAGATCCACGGGTGGACCGACCTCTCGATGGACCCGACGGCGAGCAACTACGCTGTCGACGTGATCAACGACGACGACTCGAACCTCGAGTTCGACGCCACGGACCTCCTACCGAACGGCACGAGCATCGTGCCTGACGTGCGGCCTGCGAACTACTACGGGATGACGGTGGCTGCCACCGCCACGAAGCTGACGGTGAACCCGTTCCAGATCGCGCAGAACGACGCACCGACGAAGATCAAGATCGCCAGCGCGACGGCTCACGCTGCCGCGATCTCGGGTGCCGTGGCGCTCGTGCCGCTCCGCTTGACCTTCACCTGGGTCGCCGCGAGCAACTACTACACCGTCGCGGTCTCTGCGACCAGCCAGGACGACGTGGAGGTCTACAACCTCCCGAACTTCGCCATCGCCGCTGCGCCGAAGTACAACCAGACCTACACCTCCTCGCACCCCTGGCTCCCGATCGTCACGGTGGACCACGACGCGGACCCGACGGACGGGGACCAGTTCGCGATCGACGTCTTCCCGCCTGACGCGGGGATGGTCGGAGGCCTCGTCTACCCCGACAAGACCGGGGCGCAGTTCACCGGGCTCGCGATCGGCTCGGTCGCGTACAACTCGATCACGGTGGAGTCGGGCGACCCGTCGGCGACTGCGACCGCCGCCACGGTCGCCTCGGTGACCGGAACCGCAGACGAGTCGTTCAACATCACGCTCGGCGTCGACGATGCGGTCTCCCTGATCATCGACGGGCGGGATCAGGTGGACGTGACCCTGACCGCCGGCGCGACCCAGACGGCGGCTGACGTCGTCGCCGACATCAACGGAGCCTTCGACGCCGTCTTCGGCGCGGGCGTCCTGAACCCGGCAAGCGTCTCCGGGACGAAGGTCCTGCTGACCTCGCCCGGCGGCTTCGACGGCGGCGGCCCGGGCTCGTCCGTCGAGATCGTCACGGTCGCTGCGGACGCCTACACGGTTCTCGGTCTGACGGTGGGTGTCACCTACGGGGCCGAGGGCACCGAGGTGGAGGTCCAGTACCTCCAGCAGGCATCTGGCGGCTACGACGGCGACGTCCCCGACCTCCAGGACTTCCTCGACGCCTTCGCCACCCTGACGAGCCCGTTCAACACGGCCGCCGAGGAGGGCTACGGGGTGGTCTCCATCCTGTGCCCTGGCATCACGGAGATCCTCAGTGCGGGGGACTCGGCGACGGTCCACCAGCGGGCGATCACCTACTGCGAGACGAAGCCCTACCAGTATTTCGTTGAGCTGCCGAAGTCGAAGACCGACGAGGCCGACATCCTGACGTACCTCAACACGACCGTCGGGCGCAGCGACATGGCGGCGTGCTACGTCCCGAGCCTGGCCTACGCTCCGGACCCGGACCGTCCGGGGGCGCTGAAGCTGGTCAGCACGACCGCGATGCAGCTCGGCAACTGGGCCCGGCTCGCCGTGGCGAACGCCGGCTACCACGTGCCAGCGGCGGGTGACGGGTCTCGGATGCCCCGCGTCAAGTCCCTGCCTACGGGCTACGAGGCGATGAACGAGGAGATCCTCTACCCGGCGGGGATCAACGTCATCAAGAAGCGGGGCGGGTCCTACGTGGCCTGGGGGACGCGGACCCTCTACAACAACACGGTCTGGCGGCAGCTCAACAACCGACTCCAGATGAGCCACTACGTGTGGGTCTTCGTCGATCAGTTCGACTTCGCGATCTTCGCGCTGAACGACAAGTACACCTGGGGTCTCCTCAGGGCGGTCGTCACGGACTACCTGAAGAAGGAGGAGGCGAAGCGAGTCATCGTGATCCCGTCCGGAGGCTCGCACGCCTTCTCGGTGAAGATCGACGAGGACAACAACCCGCAGTCCGAGATCGATCTCGGAATCGCGAACCTCGACATCGTGCTGAACTTCAACAAGGTCATCGAGCAGCTCAAGGTGAGCGTCGGTGCCTCCGGCATCACCGAGTCACTGGCCTAACAGGAGGGCAGTCCCATGCCTCTCAAGGGATCGATCGACGCTGACCACTTCCCACGGAACGAGTACATCATGCAGGTGGTCGGGTTGCCGAGCCTCACGATGACGAAGATCGGCGAGTTCGAGCAGGAGCTCGAGGTCGCGACTCTCTCCGATCGGCGGGTGGTGACAGGCGGAAGCACGAAGGCCATCGAAGTCGACGTGGAGACCCCGGCCCACCACACCGTCGAGCAGGCGACGTGGGAGTCCTGGTACCTCCAGAGCCAGTTCCCGGCCTCGCCCGGCTACAAGAAGGTGGCGACGCTCACCCTCGTGTCGTCGACCGGTCAGAAGCTGAGCTCCTGGATCCTCGAGGGGGTCTTCCCGCGCAAGCGGAAGCTGACGGACCTGGACATGGAGAACGAGGGCGAGGACGCGAGGGTGACGTGGACCCTCTCGATCGACGACTGGACACCTGCGGGATAGCCCGCCCGGCGAGGGAGGGAAGATGAGCGAGGAAGAGAACGGGGTGGCCGACGCCACCTCGAAGTTCACCGTGGCTGGACTCGGCCTGCGGCTCGTCGTGGGGTGCCCCACGGGGGCGGGGTTCGACACGACCCTCGCCTTCAGGGACGAGTGGACCGCCAAGGACGAGCGGAAGATCGCGTCCTTCGCCAAGAAGGACCGCTACGGAGGCCCTGCGGAGTACGTGGCGAAGGTGCTCGCGTACTTCGTGACGAGGTGGGGTCCGCACGACTTCACGGACCTCGCGATGGACGCCAGGGAGGCGATCGTCCTGTCGTCCTACGCCTGCGACGTGTTCCAGGCGTGGACGCTGCTTCGGATCGAGACCCTCGGCGAGAGCTATCCGGCGTCGATCCAGTGCGCAAAGTGCGGCCACACGTTCCGCATGGACATCGACCTGGAGGCCATCGAGGTCGAGGTCCCGGAGGACATCATCCGGACCTTCGAGATGCGCAAGGGGTTCACGGTCAAGGGACAGAGGGAGACCACGGCGGTGATCGCGCCGACCCGCTGGAACACCTACTGCGAGATGAAGAACGCCGCCTCGATCTCCGACATGAAGCTGGCGATCATCGGCGGCTCGGTGATCGGGTACACTCCAGGAGCCCCGGCGATGGTCATCCCGCAGGGCACGGTCGACACCCTGTCGAAGGCCGACATGGAGAGCCTTTCGGAGTTCATCACGTCGGGGAACCCCGGGCCTGACCTCTCGATCGAGACCAAGTGCCAGTCGTGCGGCCAGGAGATCCGCAGGAGCGTGGACTGGTCGTACGAGGTTTTTTTCTCGGGGACGAGTATTTCCGCCTAGTCGACCTGGCTGACTTCTATGACCAGGTCTTCCGGTTGGCGTACTCTGTCCCCGGATTCACGTGGCCGATCGAGGACATGGGCCCCACGATGAGGGTCGAGATGCTGAAGAGGCTCCACAAGGCGCTCGCCCGCGAGGAAGCCGATGAGCGAGCGATCACCCGCGCGCTTGCGGGCCGGGGGCGCAAGTGAGTCTCGAACGCGTTGGCCTCGCCGCGCACTTCATCTTCGAGCCCGGCAACGCGCTCGACCGCATCGACGGCCTGAGTCGAGGGCTCCAGACCTTCAGGGACCGTCTGAAGACCGTTAAGCGGGGTGGGAAGAACGTCGCCGAGGGTCTCGGCATGATTCGACGCGGGCTCATCCCGCTGGCGGCGGCAGGAGGGCTTGGGGCGGTCTTCGCGGCGAAGGAGGCCGTCGCCTTCGATCGCGCAATTGCGAAGACGGGCGCCGTGCTCGGGACGGCGAAGTTCGCCGAGCGCAAGGAGGAGCTGCGCGAGCTGGCAGAGACCCTTGCGCTCGACCCGAGCATCGGGAAGAGGCCTCGCGAGATCGCCGAGTCGATCACGGTGCTCGCGCGGGCCGGCGTCTCCACGGCCGACGAGATGAAGTCGGTTCTGGTGCCGGCGTTGGAGCTGGCCGGGGTCGAGGCCATCAAGAGCGAGAAGGCCATCCAGATCCTCCTGGGCGCTCTGTCGATGTTCGGCATCGCACGCTCGGAGGCCCGCAAGGCAGGCGACTCCCTCTCGCGGGTATCCGACAGCGTTCAGACGAACATCGAGGGGATCAGCACCTCTCTGCGTTTTGCCGGACCGGCAGCGGCTGCCCTCGGCATGGGGCTGCATGAGACCACGGCCTCGATCGGGGCGATGGCCGACTTCAAAGTCCCCCCGTCGATCATCGGCACCTCGTTCGGTCAGATGCTCACGGCCCTCGCAAAGCCGAAGAAGCGCAAGCAGATCGAGGCGTTCACGGGGTCGATCACAGCGCTGCATGGGGGGCTGATCCCCCTGCCGGACATCATCGACCGTCTGAACGCCGCGATGGAGGGGATGACGACGCCTGACAAGGTCGGGCGCCTGACCGACATCTTCAACGTCCGTGGCGCGCGTGCGGCGGTGTTCCTGATGCTGGCAGGCGGTGACCGCCTGCGGCAGCTCATCGACGTGTCGCGGAATGGGCTTGGGAGCCTGGCGGAGAAGGCCAGGATCACGTCCACGAGCCTTGGAGGGATGTTCGACTCCATCAAGGCCGGGATGGGCGTTGTCGGGATCGAGATGTTCGAGAAGTTCGAGCTCCGCGACGAGGCCCTGAAGCTCCGAACGTTCGTCCTCGAGATCGGGGCCGCGCTGATCGCACTTCGGAGGAGTGGCGGGGAACGCGGGCCGGTGCTGGACATCGGGATCAGCCGGGACGCCGTCGTGATGGCGGAGGCCCTGCGGAAAGGCGTGGAGCGCGCCGTTGAGTCCTTCGACTGGTTCAAGGGAGAGGTCGCGGACTTCTTGGAAACGGCCGACCCGTTCCACCAGAAGGTGGTCGGCTGGGGGGTCGCCTTCGCCCTCCTGTCCCCCATCATCGGGGCGGTCGGGCTGGCTCTGGGCTCCGTGCTTCTGATGACGGGGGGCGTAGTGCGGCTCCTCTATGGGCTGGGCCAGGTTCTGTGGGTGGTCGTCCCGGGCTTCATTGCCGTCGGGAACTCAGCAGTCACGGCAGTCACGAGCATGGCGCTCATGCGTGCGCCCATCGGATACCTGCTCGGCGCGATCCCTGCGCTGGCGAGCTCGGTGCTCCTGTTCGTCAGGTCCATGGGGGCGCTCGGATTCGCGCAGGCCGTGCTGACCGTCGGGATCACCGGGCTGGTCGGCGCGTTGCGGGCTGCGGCGATTGCGACGGCGGCTGCGCTGGGACCCTTCGGCCTATTCGTCGCGGCGATGACGGCAGCCTACTTCGCCGGGCAGGCCCTCGCGGACATGATCGATCGCGGGACCCGCGCGATGATCAAGCAGGCAATCGCGAGCCAGAGCTACTACAGAACCGCCTCCGGAGAGCTGAAGAAGCAGAAGACGGTCTTCCTTGAGACGAAGGCGGCCCGAGACGCGTACCTCAAGAGCATGGGGAAGGAGAAGACGGCAACGGAGGCAGCGACAGCCGAGGGCCGGAAGCTCCAGGAGATGCTGTCGCAGCTTGGCGTAGCGGCGAACGACGCGGCGGCCGGGCACTTGAACCTGGCGGATGCGATCTTTGGGGTGGCGAACGCCGAGGCCCAGGTCGCGGGCAGCGACGGGTTCGTGTCGTCGCCGTTTGTGGCTCCGCAGGGCGGCGACGTGATGACCTTTGGGGACCCCGAGATGGGGATGAAGTCGCTGAAACGGACGGAGATCCGCAACAAGTTGAACAACCCCTCGCTCCTTGATCGCCTTGACGAGTCCGAGTCGAGGACGCGCCGAGGTCGGGGAGGCCGTGGCGGGGGCTGCGTCAACGTGAGCACGACTGTGCAGCTCGACGGGAAGCAGCTCAGCAAGGCCGTGGCCCGCGCCGACCTCGACCTCCAGGAACGCGGTGGGGCCGACGTGACCCCGTGGAGTCGCCAGATGGTGCAAGACAACGGACTGTCGGCGAGGTCGTCCTGATGCCGGTGCGACCCTACGAGCGCTGGGCGCTGCACCCGCTGGACCCGGGGGTCAACGACGGCCGAGCCATCGTCGGCCAGTTGGCGCCGGAGGACATGGTCGAGATCGCGGAGGTGGGCGTCTACGCCGACGCCATCATCCCGGGGCGAAGACACCCGAGGACGCAGTGGGTCTACGGCGGGCCGCAGTCGTTGTCGTTCAAGGCGACCTTCATCGAGGACGCATCCGTCAAGGCTGACCTGCCGGACCCGGACAACCGGTTCCTGTCGGTCACCGGGGCCCCTGAGGCAGCCGGGGTCGTGTCCCAGTTCCGTGACACCTTGAAGAGCGCGGTCGCGCCAGATCGCACCCTCAAGCGCCCGCCGCGTTGGCTGTTCGTGTGGGGCGAGCTCGGATTCGAGTGCTTCGTGGAGTCGGTCGGGTCGATCACCTACGACAGGCTGGCCGACGACGACGGGAGGCTCCACACGGGGGTCTTCGAGATCACCCTGAAGATCGTGGAGCCGGAGGAAGCGGACGAGACGACGGGCGGCGACGACGTCGTCAAGGAGCCGGAGCTCCGCGCTGTGGCGGACGGAGACACGTTCGAGTCCATCGCTGCGGAGGAGTACGGCGACCCCGATCTCGGGGTCAAGCTCCGGCAGAACTCGGAGAAGGCGTTCCCGGAGGCAGGCGACCTCGTGGAAGTTCCCGAAGAGGCGATCCTCCGGCGAGATCCGGGGAACGGGGCGGTCGTCCTGGACCTTGCCCGCCCCGAGGTCGTTGTGAGCATCGAAGACCTCTCCGACTACCTGGCTTCGCCAGGGTCCTCCCTCTAGGGCTGCCGAGGTGGCCGCCGACAGGACAGCCCCGCACGCGCGGGTCTACGTTGAGGACCGGGACGTCACCGAGGACCTTGGCGACTGGGTCCAGAGCATCGTGTGGGAGGAAGGGACCGAGCTCACCACGCAGCTCACCCTGATAGTCGCGAACCACCGAGGAAGGTTCACTGACAACGTCATCTTCAACCCCGGGAACGAGGTCGAAGTCCACATCGGGTACGGGGGCAAGACCAACTTCCTGGGCCGCGCGGAGATCATCCGGCAGGAGGTCGACTTCGGAAACAGTGACGTCCCGACCATCAAGGTCACCGCACGCGATCGCGGCTGGCGGATGATGAAGCAGCAGCTCGCCCTGACGCAGTCCGGGAAGACCCCTGAGAAGAGGGGCGACGAGCCGAGCAACACGAGCGAGGGGCCGATCCCCCAGCTCCTCGAGAAGATCCTGTCGAAGTACAGCATCCGCCTCGACATCGACCCTGCCTACTCCGACATCGAGGACACGTTCATCCAGAAGAAGGGCCAGACCGACATGCAGATCGTCCGGGCCCTGGCGAACTTCTACGACGCGGTCTTCTGGATCGAGTACCGCCCGGGGACGGCACTGCGAGGGAGCTCGCCCGGGGTCCGGGGGAAGTCTTCGGAGGGGGCGTGGTACGCTGTCTTCACGAGCGTGTTCAACGTGTCGCGGCAGAAGAAGAAGCACGTCTTCCGGTACTACGACCTCGTCGCGGATCTGACCGACATCAACTTCAAGTACGAGATCGACACCATGGTGTCTGAGATCCAAGCCTACGTGTGGGACCCACAGGCGGTGGGCCCAGAGGGCCGGAGGGGAGGCTGGCGGATCATCAGCGAGGAGAGCACGGAGAAGGGGGAGGACCCGTTCTTCCGACGGAGCAGACGGTTCAACGCGAAGATCGCGTCCGGGCCTGAGGCCACAAAGGTGAAGATCGCGGCGGCAGGACACTCCATCCAGGTGCTCACGAAGCCGTTCAAGAACATCGAAGAGGCCAGGACCTTCGTGAAGACCTGGTTCGAGAGGAACAAGGACCTGTTCATCTCGGCCGACGGCACCCTTCCCGGCGTCCTGATCCGCGCGGGGGACGTCCACGAGCTGGACAGCGACTACTTCGGGGTGAGGTACCGGGGGGACTACTACTTCAGCACGGTGGGGCACACCTACAAGTCGGACGGGTGGACCACCACCTTCACAGCGCGGAGGGCGATCCGGTGAGCGGGCACATCTTCACTGAGACCGCGCAAGCGATCGTCACGAACACGAACGACCCAGACCGGCTCGGGAGGATCAAGGTCCGGTGCGGGGCTGTGACGGGCAACGACATCGAGATCCCCGTCTGGGTGGCGCCGGAGTTCCCGTTCGCTGGGGAGGGGCACGGGTGGTTCATCCTCCCGGAGGTCGGCGACGCCGTCCTGATCGAGTACACGACAGGGTCGACACTCGACCGGTCCTACGCGCAGACCTTCCTGACGAACCCGAACTTCCGGTACCGCTCGGCCTTCTACAAGGATCGGAACGATCTCCCGTCCGAGATGAGGGATGGGAACTACCGCAAGCGGTACGGCATCAAGATGAAGAGTGGGGCGATCCTGCTGTTCGACATCAGCAAGAACGAGGTTGCGCTGGACGCGACGCTCGTCCGGCTCGGGACGATCGACGCCGGGGAGAAGGCCGTGGTGGGCGAGTCCTACCAGACCTGGATGGAGTCGACGATCGATGAGGTCGAGTCGCTCCGTGCGCAGGTGAAGGCCATCAGGGACGTCGCGGAGCTGCACATCCAGGCCTGGGAGATCGTGCTCAGCGCGAATGGGGCGGCCATGAACGCGATCGGGGTCGCCTTCGCGGCGTCGGGTCTCGACCCCCTGATCGCGGCTGCACCGGTCGCGACCACGGCAGGGACCGTGAACCTCGGCATCGACATGAGCGGAGCACTCGGGACGCTGGCCACCGTTGACACCGTGCTGACGTCGATCCAGAACAACCTTGCGTCGCAGAAGTCGGTGATCGACGACCACCTCTCGACGGTCGTCAAGATCGCCAAGAGCTAGCCGCCGAGGTAGGCTCGCGCGCGAGGAGGGCCGAGATGGCTACAGGACTATCACTTCCGCCGAGGGTCGTCAGGGGGCGCCTCCGGACCGACGACGGCGAGAGCCAGATGCGCAAGCTCATCATGGTCGCCGTCGGCTCGAGCGAGAGCGCGAACCCCTGGAACACGGCCGGGATCGCCCATCCCGTCTTCTCGCTCAACGACGGCCGAGCGCAGGCGCTCCTCAAGCGCGGGATCGAGGCCCACTTCAGGCGCTGGGAGCGCGCGAGACGTGCGAAGCTACGCACGGTGACCTTCAAGCAAGACGGGGGAACCCTGTACGTTGAGGTCCGATATCGCGATCTCGTCTACGGGGTGGAGGAATCCGCTCTCGTCCCTCTCCAGACCGCGAACACAGGGGGCTAAGTGGCCGTCTTCACGACTAGCATCCCCGACTTCAAGTTCTCTGGGCTGTACTACCCTCAGATCCGCCAGTCCCTCATCGCCTATCGCCGTCAGCAGGTCCCCGAGCTGACCGACGAGGACGACAACGAGCCCACCATCCAGATCCTGAGCGCGTTCGCGGCGGGGTTCCACTACAGCAACGTCCTCCTCGACCACGTCGCCCTCGAGACCCTGATGCCGTCGGCCAGGCTCCGCGAGAGTCTACGAGGCCACCTACTTCTGATCGGGTACGAGCTCAAGGAGGCAGTTGCGGCGACAGCGGTCCTGATCGCCCGGCTCGGGGCGCCGGTGACGGTGGCAGCTTCGGTCCCGGCAGGCTCGCTGTTCTCGACGAAGGGGAGCTCGGGAACGCCGCCAGTCGTCTTCGAGCTGGTGAGCGCCCTCGCCCTGCCCCGGACGGACCAGATCGGGGTGGCGTATGAAGACGACGGAGGCGTGTTCACCGACCGCACGGCAGAGATGAACGGCACTGGGACCTTCACCCCGTGGGGCGGAGTCCCAGCCGCGAACGATGCGCTGTACGTCGGGCACGAGGCGGCGATCTGGACGCGGTTCACCCTCGCGACCTCGGTCATCGGGGACATCTGGGCGGCGGACGACCACGTCTGGGAGTATTACGACGGGAGCACGTCGGACACGGTCCCGACTTCGGTGACCCCGGGGGGCGGGGCCCTGGACGTGGACCTGACAAGCCTCCTCGGCACGAACAACAGGTCCGGGACCCAGGTCGTCATCAAGCTGCTGGCGACGGGGGCAACGGAGACGGTCGCCAGCACCTACTCGGGTGGGGCGAATCGCATCGTGACGGCGGGGGTGCTCGGGCAGGCGGCCCCGTCCTCGGACCCAGCCTCGTACTCCGTCGGGACCTCCTGGAAGGAGGTCGCAGGCCTGACCGAGACCGTGGACGGGACGGACGTCTCGCTCACCTTCACCATCCCGGAGACGGCGAACAGGACCTGGAAGAAGACCACGGTCAACAGCAAGGAGAGGTACTGGCTGCGCCTCAGGATGACGCAGGCGACCTCGACGGCGCCCACCGTGGACGGGGGCGGAGACATTGCGACGGGGGAGCAGTACCTCCACCTCGACGTGACCCAGGGGGAGTCCGCAACGGAAGATCCGGCGGGGACCTTCGACGGGTCTGCGAGTCAGGCGTTCATCACGGCGAACGACGACCTGATCGAGGGGACGCTGCGAGCCTTCGTGGACGAGGGTGGCGGGTACACGGAGGCGGGGGAGGTCCAGGACTTCCTCTCGTCTACGAGCACGGACCTCGACTTCACCCTCGAGTTCGACGCGGACGGGCGAGGGATCGTGACCTTCGGCGACGGGACGAGTGGCCGGCTCCCGGGCATCTCCGCCTCCCTCAAGCTGACGTACCGTCACGGGGCAGAGCAGGACGGGAACGTGGGCGCCAACGAGATCGTCGTCAACAGGAGCTCTGTGAGCTTCATCTCGACGGTCTACAACCCGCGAGCCGCAGCGGGCTGGAAGGCCCCAGAGGGTTCGACGACCGAGAGCATCTCGGCACTGAAGGTCGCCGGCCCGGCGTCGCTACGGCTGCGGGATCGCGCCCTGACCTTGAACGACATAGAGGACCTGGCTCTTGCGTTCGTGGCATCGGACGGGTCCAGCCCGGTGATTCGCGCGAAGGCGGTGGCGGACGGCTTCGGCGAGAAGACGGTGAAGCTGCTCGTCGTGGGGCCGAGCGGGTCCACCTTGCCGCAGGCCACGCTCGACGAGATCAGCGAGTTCTTCACGGGGAATCTGGTGACCGGGGCCGTGGGGCGTCTGGTGGTCGGCCTGACCCTCACCGCGGTCAACTACACCCAGAAGGCCATCAACGTCACAGTCACGGTGGCAGGCGGGACGCAGGCAGACATCGTGACGGCGATCACGGCCTACCTGAGCCCGGATGCGAAGAGGGCGAACGGGAACTGGGAGCACCTCTTCGGCGGGTCGGTGTACGCGAGCAGGATCATCAGTGAAATCTTCAACTCGGACCCGGCCGTCACGAACGTCCCGACTGGGCCAGGGAGCGACGTCGCGCTCGCGGCGACGGAGCTGCCGGTGCCAGGGACGATCACGGTGACGGTGATCTGATGGCGACGGTCTACCAAGCAACGCTCGACGCGATCGAGGACTTCGAGTCGTCGCCGCTGGACGCCACGGCGCCGAGCAAGCAGTTCCGTGGGGTGGCGGACTCGACGGACGTCCCTGACCTCGACCTGTACGAGATGCTCAGCGAGGGGCTCCGCCTGTGGGACCAGGACGGCGGCTTGGTCTACCAGCGGCTGCTCTCGCAGGCGAGCGCGCTGATGAACGAGGTCTTCCAGAAGATATGGAAGCTCCCGTCGATGGTCCACTACGACAAGACGCCGGACGCCTTGGTGGCGGCGCTCCTGACCCACGTGGGGTTCGGAGAGGGCCAGGGGGTCGCGTCGGCCGTCGCAGGCGAGCTCACGACAGACCAGCAGCGGGTCCTGATCAAGGTCGCCGCCTTGTTCTGGACTCGACGTGGCCGCCTGGACTCGCTTGCCGACGTCATCAGGTTCTTCGCGTCGGGGGTCCGTCCGATGATCCTGCCGTGGAGCTGGAGGGCCCCGAGAGTGGGCGATCTGGTCGTCGGCGGGATGGGCCTCCCGAACAGGGACCTCGGGGTACTCAAGACGGAGCACTTCGATGCGAACGCGGACAGCGACGCCTACGTCACCTTGATCAGGGTGCCGGACAATGGGACCCTCAATCGC